CAGAGCAGATGACGACCGCTCCTCGACAGATTGAGCAAACCATGCGGCGAGCTTCGGGGCTGCGGCATCGAACCGCTTACGCCAGCGGATACCGAGACGGCGCAACTCCCGCTCCAACTCCTTCGCGGGGGTAGCATCCTGCGCCATCCTTGGCGGCTTCGCCCGGTAACGCGCCTTGAGCCAGTAGACGTACGAGTTCGACATCTCCTCGATCATGTCGTCGAGGAACCGCCGGAACGCAGCAGCAATGCCAGCGTTCGCGTGGACGGGCTTTAGCCGTCGCTCGTTGGAATCCCTCTCGCGCCGCGTCGCCTCCATCTCACATTCCTAAATGTTTCTACCGTCGTCACTATAAAAATTGCCAGAGATGCAGCAACCGCTGCGATAATAATTATAGTCAGGGGGGCTAAAACAAACCACTTCATTGTCTTGATCTCCACAGCTCGCACCACCCCTGCGCCTCGATAGCGTTCTCGACGAGACAGCAGTGCGGTCCTTTGGAGATATAATAGCGGCAGTTGTGGCAATGGGCCGGGTCGTGGCCGTTCGTATCACTCCCCGTTGCCCGGCGCCTTGCCGCCAGGACCGCCGCCGAAGCCCTGCGTGCCCTTGATATTCACCTTGCCGCCAGTCGCTAACCCTTGCTCTTGTAGTTGCGGCGGGTCGGGCACGTCCTCAACATCAAGCCCGGAATAAGGCGTGTCGGGGTCACTAGCAATGCGCTCGCGGACCTCCTCCGGCCGCAGCGCGGCGACACCGTTCACAAGGATGTCGTCGGTCTCCGCTTCCATCTTGCGGACCTCGGCTTCTTCCTTCTCAGTGAGCGCCCAGAGCGGAGCGAAGTCGAACGTAATATCCTCATCTATCTCGCCCCAGAGCGAGAGCATAACGAAGTGCATGACCTTTGTGAGGTTCGGCCGGAAGAGCGATTCCTGATACGCGCCGATGGTATCGTAAAAAGTGCGGATCTCACCTTCAGAAGAAGCGTTCAAACCCGACGGCTGGATTCCGGTGAACTTGACGGCGGGGATGCGGACTACACTCATCATATGTTCTTGCGCCTGCGCCTGGAGGTGGTCGAGCCCGCCGAGCGGGACAGCAACGTTTTCAAAGTCTTCCGTCTTCATGTCCACCATCATGAGCCCGGCATTGTCTCGGCCTTGATTGAATAACTCCGCGCGTTCGAACATCTCCCCGCCACCAGTCTCAAGCGTCGCGCTCAGATTGGTCTTGAGGACCATCACCGAAAACGCCTGGATGAGATTGCCGATATTCTGCCGCGTATTCAGCCACAGATCGACGTAGGGTTTGACGAGCTGTGAAAGGGAAAGGCCACCAAACATATAGCTCGGCTTAAGCATATCCGGGACTGGGCGGCCGATAAACGTCAGCAGGCGAGAGGTATGTATCTCCATTCCCATAACGTACCAGACTGTCGGCTTATACCAATCATCGCGAAGCGGATTGATCGAATTATAAGTCGTCGGATAAGTCCACGTCGGCTCGATAACCTTGATACGCTTAAGGCTGCCCTTAGTGACCTTCTCAAGTGAGATGTCATTTCGGCCGTCGCCGATGTCCGTATTCATCTCACCTCGTAGCTGATCGACCTCGTCCTCGTCCTCACTGAAGTCCATAAACAGATGCGCGCGGCCGAAATAGCCGTCGTCCATCGCGATGTGTTTAAAGCAATCGCGGACACCTAGCCGGTCGAACTCTTTCTCCAGCTCCTTAAGGCGTTCGGCCTTGTCGTCATCCTCCTGTAGATTAGCGGCCTTCTTCTCCTCACGCTCATCTTCCTCGGCGTTCTCTTCCTCCTCAACCCGCTCCTCTTCCTCCTCAACCCCTTCGTCGGCTTCCTCCTCGCCAGGGTCACCGCTGATATTGAGGTTGATGTGCTGAGTCAGCGGCTCCGCATCCTGCGCGGATACCCCACCATCGCTATCCGGGTGCTCTCCAGGGGTGCTCTCCGGCTCCTCGCCGGTCGGCTGGAGCTCCTCCTCCGCCTTCTCTTCCTCGCGCCGGTGCCGCTGCCTCTTCTTAATCGCGTCCTCGGCAACCTTAAATTTCACCCACTTCCGGGTCATCTCCGTCGCGATAATCTCAGTCGGGATGCGGTACTCGGCCCTTTGCGCCAACAAGGAAAGATAGGCGTAGCCGTAGAAGAGCAACCCCTCGCTTAAGACCCCCGACATGATGGGAGCAGCAATCTGTGCGTTCACCCACGCCGACTGCTCGGTGATGGCCGAGTCCATCGCCAATGACATCTTCCCGCCCTTCGGCAGGACGTTCGGCGGCGGGTCATAGATAACAAGCGGTTGGATAGGAGCCTTGCGGGAGCGCATTGCCTGCGCCGCTTCCAAGAGACTCATGCGCGGACGACGGCGTTGCGGCTCCGGCGGCGTGTCAAGATTAGCCTTAGACTTAGACCCAGACTTACCCCCGTCGTTAGATGCCTGTCGGCGTAACCGCATATACTCACGCTGATACGCCTTTCTGTCGAAAGTCATCCCACGGCCTCCGCGCGTTAACGGTCTGATAGTCTTTAGACGATTTGCGTTAACACCACAAGCCCCGCCGCCGCGCGTTAACGTCTGCCGCCCTTTAGAAGACTTGGGCCGCGCTGTCCGATTCGCCGGGTGGTGCGGCCTTTTTTGTTTGTCCGACTACTTTGGCGATGGCGGCGCGGGCTGCTTCGGTGGCTACATCCATATCCTCACCGTCCCAAAATGGGCTGCGTGCTTTAAGAAACCGGCTCAGCGCCTCCACCAGCTGCGCATTGCTGGCCCGTAGCCGCTCAATCTCGGCTTGGCGAGCGTCGGCTATAGCGCACGTTGCTTTATATGCCTGTGTCCAAGTTTCACGCTCTAGCGTCAGCCGCTCGATCTCGGCTTCGGCTTTCTCAGCGCGGGCTAAAAATTCACGCCGCAGTCCTGCTTCGACGGAGGCGCATTGTTGCCATTCCGCAATAGCTTCACGCAGCCGCTCAATCTCGGCGGCAAGTTCGTCATAGTGGCGCTTATGCTGCCAGAACTCGCGCCCTAGCGCACGTGCCCGCTCCACGATATCGCCCATCCCTTTGCCTCCGCGCCATAAGATGCCCCACACACCGGACAGCACCAGTATGGTCCTTGCCTGACTAAGCAGACATGATTGCACTTAAACTTGATGCAGGCATCAGTTGCTTGCATTCCCTGATCCTCACAGTCGTCATCTTGTGGTGTATTCGGTCTATTGCTCATCCCATCCTCACTCCCGGGCCGCCTCGTCCGAGAAGGCGCTAGCGATGGCGGCGCAGGCATCAGGCCCAAGATCGCCTTGCTCACCGTCGAGATGGTCGAAGTAAACGGCGACTCGTCTTGCTATCAAGAGCAGCTCAGCATTGCTGGCCCGTAGTCGCTCAATCTCGGCGGCGGCTTCCCTCATAGTATCTTCTGTAGAAACAAACCCCGCTGCATCCGGGTAGACGCCTCGACGCAGCCGCTCCACGATGTCGCTCATTCTAATCCTCCCTTTGCTCCCGGCCCACACCACTTTCTACCCGAAACACCGTAACACCGTAACACGCCCTGTTTACGGCAGAAATAAATTTCCCTAGTCTCCCGGGCATTAAACGGGATGGGAGTTCAGCAATGAAGCGGCTAACCGTGCTCGCGCTATGCGCGGGCTTTCTCCTTGCTACGCAGGCAGCGGCTCAGGCCTCGTACCGGCATGTCTCCGGACATCACTTAAACCGCTGCTTTCTGGCACACTGTGATAGGTGTCTCGTCTATACCCGCCGCGGCGGTTGCCGCCAACACTTCGGGCATTATCTCGCCCGGAGGCATCTGCACTACGCCTATCATCGCCATCACTATGCTCGCCGCTCCCAGTACCGCAGCACCGTCCATGGCGGCTCGCTTCCTGGGCCATGCTATACCGCGGCGGCGATGGGCGGGCCTTGCGGTTGCTGGGCCGAGTTTGTCTTGCTGGGACGCCTCGACCATGTCTGGCGCGGGATTAACATGTGGCTGGCAAATGACTGGCTGCGATTCCCGCGCGCCGCGCCTGCTCCCGGGACGGCAGCGGTCTGGCCACACCGGCACGTCGCTCCTGTAGTGGCGGTCCACAATGACCGGACAGGGAGGGTGGTTGCTATTACCACGCGCGAATCGTGGGGGATGCGGCGGGTTAGCCTATCGGGGTTGATAATTGTCCAACCCCCGGGGTTATACCGGCGCGGCCCCCTAGTCCGGTA